TACGTATCCGGCGCGTGTCCCACATGGACATCATCAGATTGGAAACCGTCGCCGGACCATCCGGCATCAGCCCGGACGGCCAATATTTGGGAGCGCACGAATGCGGCCTGATGCCCGTCAGCGTCAAGCCGGCGGAAGTGGGCGACAACGGATTCCATTATTCGACGCTTCCTGGTTTTCCGAAAATGCGGCCGGTGCCCGGCAATCCTGATCCGTGGGCCGGACTGCCGGTGAATGATCTATCGGATTTCGGATGGCCGCAATCCGAAGACAGCGAACAGCAGACACTTTTCTAACAAGGAGAAATCATGAAACACGATAAACCGGAAACCATGTACGGTCGTGAATGGTTGGAACACGAGCGCCGCAAGGCATGGCGGGAAGGCTACGCCGCCGGTTGGAAAGACCAGGAATGCGACTTCCCGCCACACACCACAGAAAACCCATATCTGGAGGCTGAATGACCAATACCGAGAAGACAATAATCTGCACCGTCATCACCTGCACGCTCATCATCTTCCTCACCATCGGCACATGCGTCTCCATGCAGTGGTACACGGCCACCCACCACGATTTTCAAATGGAAATGGTCAAGACCGGTGACGTGACGTGGGCATGCCTCAAAGACCGAGGCGCATACATCGGATGCAACACAGTGGAGGAATACAAGTGAAGAAAATACTCGAAGACATGATCATCAAGTAGCATCAGGCCGGATATTCGCTCGACGAGATCGCGCCGCTCGTGCCGCAGGTGCCGAAAACGGAAGTCGCCGCGATCATCGCACGATACGACAAGGAGACTCGACTTTGACCGAATGCCATCACTGCCACAAGCCCATGAAAACGGCGACGGCGAACCTGCTCTGCGCATCATGCCGCACGGACTACTGGACCATGATCCGCCAACTTGGACACGTCCAACTGCCCGCATTAAGCTCCATCATGCTCAAGCAAGCGCACATCGGAGCTACGGGCCACGCGCCAAGCCGAGGCAGCGCGCCAATGCCAATCGACACGAGAGCGCAAGCCCTCATCACCGATTCCGAAGCGTGGCTCGCCGAACAAGCAGGCAAAATCAACGCACGCTACAGCAATCTCCCGTGGGACAAGGCATGGAAGAAGATCACGGCCAACAAACACACCATCCTCAGCATGAGCACCGCAGCAGACGACTACACCGCCCTGGAACACATCAGCAGACGCAACGAGACGGCCTTGACACCAGAAGAGGCAATGGTCATCATCGGCACATGCCCACAATGCGGCCACCAAGCCACCAGCACGCCACAGGCCGACGAATGGACATGCCCGCACTGCAAATGGCAAGGCGGAGTCCAAGCCATCAAAGCCACCCGCGACAACAAACTCTGGCAACTCGAATACACCGGAAAACCAGTCGAAGTCGCAAGATACCTCTCCAAAATGGACATCCACTGCACAAGCGACCAGATCCGCCAATGGCTCACCAGAGGCAAACTCCACGCCACGCCGACAAAACACAAAGGAGAGTACGTGTTCAACCTCGGAGAAATAACCGCCATGCTTGACTGTCACAATTAAAATGCTATACTGTCGTATGTTCGTAGAATGAATGGCCCAGCATAATGATAGCTGGGCCATTATTCATATCGCTTCGGTAGCTCAGTGGCAGAGCACGAGGGATAGCACAGATACCAATGGACGGATACCTTACCGGCCATGGCTTCCTACTTCTTTAAATCGAATGCCCGTGATGACAAAGACAGTGCATCCCACACAAGCGCTGGTTCGACCCCAGCCCGAAGCACCAAAGGCGGTGAATCAATGCCAGGAAGAACCCGCAAGACCAGCCGCCAATTCGAAAAAGACAAGGCCGCATTCTTCAACCAATGCAAGGCACAGCATGCAGTCTGCTGGTTGTGTGGTATGCCAATCGACTACAACGCAGTCAAGAACACCACAGATGACAGCTTCAACCTCGATCACCTCTATCCCGTCTCGAAGCATCCCGAACTCCAGTTCGACCCGGCAGGCTTCAAACCAAGCCACACCAGCTGCAACCGGCTGCGCGGAAACCAAGACCCGCCAGCACCAATCGGCACACTCTCAAGACAATGGATTAAGACAGCATGAGCAAGGAGGCAATGATGCCACAGCAGCCAGTCACACTAGAGCTCACCGTCACAATCAGCGACAAGACATTCCCAATCAGCTCATTCACCGTCAACATCCAGACCAACGTCACCCACAACGAGGTCAACACCTTCATGGTCGGTGACGCATACACCACACTCATCACGCCCAAGCCACCAAGCACAGACGAACTCATCACACGATTCACAAACGCAATCAAAGCATTCACAACAGCATTCGAAACCAACCCCGACGGGGTAGGGGCGGTGAAATCCTGAAAACCACCCCGAACCGACCCACGTCCCGCGTGGTTGGTCTTCCTCTCCCCGACAAGTGAAATTGTTGGCGGGTCGCGCGCGATGGCAGATTAGGGGGTGTTTTCGATGAGTGCGAAGTTTCCGAGTCGGAATGTGGCGGAGGCGTTGGAGCGTTCGTTGAAGAACGCTGACCTCAAGGCTGTGAATTCTGCTGTTGTCGCTGCGGCTCGCGTGTTGGCTGAGCGTATCGATTATCTGACGTTCTCCGGTTTTGTCGATGAGAACGGCAAGCTCGACAACGTTTCGCTGCCGACGTTCCTCAAATATTGCCAGTCGCTTGGTTTGACGGTGGATGCTCCGGCTAAGGTTGGTCGTCCTGCGAAGCCGAAGGTTGAATCGAAGCCGGAGGCGCGTAAGAGCGACAAGGTTGTGCAGATGGAAGATTTCATGAAGCGTTTCGGCTAGGAGGCGTTCGATGGCGTCGGAAGATTTGAGTGTTTTCGGTGCCATTGATGATGAGAGGCATGGCGTGACCCTGCCGCGTATCTTCACTCCGCCACTCAGGCCGTTGACGAAGGAAACTTCGAATGGGTTCGCGGTGATCGCGTTCGCGGAGATCATGCTGCACGTCCACCTTTACCCGTGGCAGCAATGGCTTTTAGTGCATGCGCTTGAATTGCTTGAGGATGGCAGCTATCGTTTCCGCAAGGTCATCGTGCTTGTGGCCAGACAGAACGGCAAGACCACGCTTATGGGCGTGCTGGCCGCATGGTGGCTGTTCGTGGACTCCAACAAGCATCCCGACCGAGTGCCGCCCGTGAAATTCCTCGTGGTCGGTGCCGCGCAGACGTTGGACAATGCCAAGGGCCCGTACAATCAGGTCAAAGAATGGTGTAATCCTGCTCCGGCGACCGATGAGGAAGAGGATCTGGTGATTCCGGACCTCGCCGCGATGACGCAGAAATTCGTCAACACCAACGGCGAGGAAGCGATCATCACGAGGAGCAAGGCCCGGTATATCGTCCGCGCCGACAAGAACATTCGAGCTAAGTCGGCCGCGCGTGTGGTGTTCGACGAGCTTCGTGAACAGCATAATGACGATGGCTGGAACGCTGTCTCGCAGACTACGAAGGCCGTATGGTCCAGCCAATTATGGGGCATTTCCAATGCTGGCGACTATCGCAGCGTGGCATTGCGCAAGCAGGTCGATAAGGGTCGTAAGCTTGTTGACGAGTGGACGCGTCTGAGCGCCGACGGTGGCAATCCGGCCGACGTGTTCCTGTCCGGCGAGCAGGATGGCAGCTTCGGATATTTCGAATGGAGCGCTCCGGACAAGTGCCCGGTGGATGCTGCCGACGCGATCCGCCAGGCTAACCCGTCGCTCGGCTATGGCCCTATGACCGTGGCCAGTGTCCGAAGCGATATCGATGGCATGACCGAGGCCGCATTCCGCACCGAGGTCCTATGCCAGTGGGTGACGGCCGACATCGTGCCCTACATCAATCCAAAATTGTGGGCGCATGGCACCGATGACGCTTCCTGCATACCCGCCGAGAACCGCGTGGTCCTGGCGGTGGACACCTCGGCCGACCGGCAGACCACGTATGTGGCCACCGCTGGCCTGCGCGCCGATGGCCTGCCTCATGTGGAGCTTATCGCGCGTCGTGACGGCATGCTGTGGGTGCCGCACTTTCTTGACCTATTGCGTGAGAGCTGGCCGTCGATTTGCGAGATCGCCGTGCAGTCGAAGGGCTGTCCGGCCGTCGATTTCATCGACCCCTTGACCGAAAAAGGCTGGAACGTCCACCTTATCGAGGGTTTCCGCCTTGGCGCGTGCTGCGGCCGCTTCCTGGACCGAGTGCGCGAAGGCAAGCTCCGTCACCTGCC